GAGTAAGAAACCCCCGGCGGGGTTCCATAATTACGTATTAGCCTTATGCTCCAGGACTACCAAATACTGCACGGGGGTCAGACCACCCGAACGAGTATCTTTCGCGAGCTTTGTACCTAACATTACCAGTGTCAAAATCAGCTTCCATCGAAGTTCTGATTGGTGAACGATCAAACATTTTGAATCCGTTCGGACAATCAGTCTTAATGAACCAAGCATCAGTGTCTGTTAGATAATGGTTAACTGTGTACCCTTCAGGGACCATGCCCATATTACGTACAGCGTTAATATCATTATCAGCAGTAGCTGTTCTACCTGGTGATTCTAACAATCTATCAGCAACGAATTGTAGCTCTTTAGGGATAATTAACTTAGTCCCTTGAAGTGCTACTTTTAAACCACGTTCATCAGTAAAGGCTGCTATATCAATTAGTGCTTGTTCCAATGAAGTTTCGCTCAGGTCAGCAGATGTTGAAAGCTCGTTACGCAAGTTAGGACCGCCCACAGTTGGGTGGTCAGTTGCGCAAAGTTCTTTCGTATCACCGCCAGGGTAACTTGAATTGAATGCTCTATTTAATACAGAAGCTCCTTTTACTTGCTTGGTATTAGCCATACTTCTTGCAAGCGCTCTGGTATATCTTGCTGATAATCTATCATACAAGTTATCTTCGACCGCCTCTTCTGTAATGCTAAATGCCAACGCGACAGTTTCGTGTGTGTAGCGTGACGTGAAAGCCTCTTGGGCTTGGTCAAACGCTACGCCTGCTCCTTCTGACTTAACCGGTGCGGTATCAAAGCCTGTTAACATTACCTCTTCCTCGAAAGCACGATCACTTGACTCAGTATCAAAAATTTCTTCTGATTCTTTATCATATCTATCGTACTCAAGGCCGAATAATGCGTTCAAACCTGGAAGTAATTCTTTGACTAATTGCGCTCTAGTAATTGCCATTTATATTACCTCTTATGTACCAGCGACTGCACCGCGCATGTAATGCTCATTAATTAAAACAACTAAGTTTGCATTATCTGCGGTAAGGTCACCGTTTACGTCATCTTGGACCACACCCACAATTTTAAGCTGTAATGCTGCTGTAGTGTTAATGGTACTAGAGTCTAGTTCGCGAGTAGCAACACCAGTTGTTGTACTACCACCTATCCCTTCAGTATCAGCATTTCTGCCTATACATGTCTGGGCCGAAGCACCGTCCGCCTGAACAACAAACAATTGGTTAGGATCGTCATAGATATAAGCTTCTATTGCTCCACTTCCAAGTGCCGTTGTGCTGGCTGGATAGTAATTCTTAAAGGTAGGAGTTCCGTCAGTAGCAACATAATAACAGTGTGAAAATGCACCAACTATATTGGGCGAACTAACTGCTGCCGTGTTGATGTATCCACCACTAAATATAGTTAAGTCACCTTGAAAGATGCTTGTACCATATCCTGTGGTTACAATATTATACTTGTTAACTATTTGAACGGAAGAACCGGCGCTGTTCCCCTTATAGGGGTTTAAGCCAAAGGCTTTGTCTACATTTGCCATTTCTTGTCTCTAATTTCCAAGAATTAAAATCAAGAACCCTTATTCGGATGAACCTTGGGTTCCACCAATTGTTACGCGAGATTGTCTCTCAGGTCTACTGATAGACATTGAAGGATGTGTTCCATCTCTCATCATATCGTTATCTACAGCGTCCATCTGATTTTGCGTTTTATTCGCAAAAAAAGCATCTCGTTCCTGTACAGTCTCGATAGGAATCCTACATAGAATCAACCCACCAACTCCAATTACCCCTTCAAATTTACCTTCTTCCACTATCGGAGATTCAAAGTCTGGATATTCATCTGCTCTCACAGGTACCCAACCTTCTCTGAGTCTAGCCATGACATTCTTACGATCATCTTGGCCTCTGATCTCTAATCTCACCCAGCGGTGAACATGTCCTTCAGGGGGATTTGGTGCATCCAATGCGGATGGTGGCGCCCATGGTTTTCTCGCTACTTTCTTTTCGCGAGTTTGGGCTTCGCGTGGTTCACGACTTTCGTCGATTTTATTATTTTTCGTTGTCATTGTTGCTCCACGTTATTCAACATATTTCGCGTACTCTTCTAAAGGCACACCCAATTTCTTTGCTATAGTTACCTGTGATGGTGTGAGTCTCACAGTCTTGCGCCCAGCTTTTGCACTGCGCTTTGCAGGAGCAACCGCTTGAGCGGGACGATTCGCTTGAGGTGTTTCATCAAATTTATGAGGAAACTCCACACGAATTCGTTTATTAACTTCATCATAATACTCATTACTAGTTGCGTCAAACCCTTCATTGAGTAAATCTTGATGAATTACGAAAGAAGTCATGGTCATAGCCCTATCATTTCCGAACCAAGGGTTATCGTCAGCCCAAGATTGGGCCTTCGGATCTGGGTCTGGATAAGTTTCTTGTTGGGGCTGTGGCACAGTTTCTTGCGTAAATTGTTCTGGTGCCTGTACTTGTCCTTGTTGGACATTACGCTCTTGATTTAAAGCCTGTACACGTTGAGCTTCCACTGCAAGAGCAGCCAGTTTTTGTTGTGCGTTTACTTGTGCTTCGGTATCTGCCTCTTCGTTTGCTTTTCTTAATATATTTTTCGCTGCTTCAGTCTCGGCTGTTATTCTATTGGCTTCTGAAATAATGTAGTTACCATCTAGATTTTGCTTTTGTTGCTGTAAAGTTTGATTTTCAGTATGCACATTCTTTGCATACTCAGTGGCAGCTTGTTCTCTTCGTTCTGATTCTCTTAATTTTGCGGTTAATTTATCAATTCGTTTTTTTACATTTTTACTATATTCTTCGTGTTCGTCGGTTTGTGCTACTACTTCTTCTTTCTCGATTTCCACTTCTGGTACTGCTTCCGCACCACCTTCATCCCCTAATATAGGTTTGTCAGGCTGTTGCGGTTCAATAGGAAGTGAAGGATCTTCGTCAACATCAACATCTACTTCAGGACCTGTATTATCAATGGGTACAGGCTCCGTTGCAGCGTTGAGATTTAATTTATGCTTTGGCATGGTTCTTCTCCATGATTAAAATTGATGCAGAATTGCTTCTGGGTCTGGTACTGTAGCAATGATTTCATCATCGTTCAGTAGTTTTATTTCTCCGCCTTCTATGTGTATGCGAGAGCCTGCGTATCTTCCAATCAACACCCAGTCCCCCGGTTTACACCAAGGTCCGCTAGAAAATCTTTCTCCGTCGTAGGCCTGTGGACCTACTTTTAATACATAGCCAAGAATACTTCCGACTTGTTGTCTTTCTACGGTTTCATTCGTTAAGACAATACCGCCCTCCGTTTTTCCTTGACCTCTGTAAGGTAAAATCATTATGCGCCAACCCGTTGGATCAGGTAATTTATCCAATAGTTTGGAGTCCAGTTTATCTGGATTTAATGTACCAGCATCACCTTTCTTTTTGCCGCTATCATAAACTTTTTCTAAAGCAGATTTCTCTGCCTCCGCTTTTTTCCATTCTTCTTCCATTGCTAATAAATTTGGATTAGGCATCGATTACTCCCTGATTTTTTAAAATTATCCGTATTTCTTCGCGAATGTAATTCAGCGCTTCGATGTTACCAGTAAGATTCCGATAATGTTCCCAATTTTTGACTTCTCCATTGGTCATCATTTCCTGGATTTGCTGTTCTTTTTTATCTATGGCGCGCGTTACAGCCGTCGCGAATTGTATTTCGTCTATGTCATTGTCTCCACGTATCTGAGGTTTGTGCTTCTTGTGCCATTGGTTCTAGCCATGAAGCTAAAGCTTGTGCGGGTGGTGCGGGTGCTTGCCATGGTTGTAAAGTAGGAGGTTGCCAAGGCGCTGGGACTGGAATAGTAGTTATACCACCAAAGTCCGGAACTCCGGCAGCGCCGTAAGGATCTGACTGATATTGTCCGCTCACATAAGGATTATAACCTATTGAAGGACCTGTCAACGTATAGTTCTGTGCCATCTCTGCTTCTTGAGCAGCGCGTTGTTGTGCTGCTGCTTGTTGTGCCGTTTGCTGTTCCGCTTGTTGAGCCTGCAATTGGGCGATTAATTCTTTTAATTTGTCTATTTCCGAAGGCCCTTGGTCCACGGGCGTTTCTTCTGTGACCACTTCTTCTTCGACCACGGGCGATGTTCCTCCGCCAACTGCTGCGTCCACGGCTTCCTGCACTGGGTCGGTTTGCGGAATACCTCCTTCTGGTACGGGAATAAACCCTTCTGGAGGTGTCTCTGCTGTATTACCTGTCCATGTAGTTTCACCTGTTGCAGGATTATAATATGGAGTCATCACAGCAGCACCAATAGGCATATCATCAATTCCTCCGCCAACTGCTGCGTCCACGGCATCTTGCACTGGGTCGGCAGTGGGAAATTTAGGAAGATAGGTTTTTCCTTTTGGACCGACAGTGTACCATCCACCCTCATCCTTACCAGAATAACTTATATAGCCCTCCATATCAGAATCACCAACTGCTGCGTCCACGGATTCCTGCACGGGATCCACTGGAACTGCCGGTTCTGCTATGTTTTGTGTTAAATCAGCAGCGGGAGGGGCTGTTGTTACTGGAGGTGTAACAGGTGCCGTCTGCACCGGTTGCATAATGCCTGTGTTGTAATCCACACCTGTTGTCGGCTCCGTTTCCGTAGGTAACATAGTTGGAAGCGGAGGAGGTGCAGGGGGCTTAACTACTTCTCTTATTTCAGGTTCCACGGGTCTAGGCATTGTAGTGGCTTGTACCGGTTGTGTAACGGGAGCCATAATACCTGTATTTGGAGTCGTCATTCCCGGTTCAGTTTCCACTGGAAAAGTGGGTTGAGGAGTTACTTTACTAATTGATTCCGGTACAACTTGTGCAGCCGGCATAGGAAGAGATACTCCCGTAGCTTTGTTCACGGCTTCTTGAATTGGATCAATAGTAGTACCAGGAGGGCCAACTGTTGTGTCCATACCCGGTTCTACCCCAGTCATTGTCGGCATTACCGGTGCGACAGTTGGTGGGGTAACAGGGGGTAAATCAGGTGTAGGTTGCGGTGTGGGTAATACGGGTTGCGGTGTGGGTGCTATTCCCACGGCTTTGTTCACGGCTTCTTGAACTGGATCCATGCCCGGTTCTGTTTCCGTTATCTGTGCAATTATTTCCTCAACGGTTTTAGGAGCTTCTGGCATCACTGGTGCAACAGGAGTAGGCCTAGTTGCAGCAGTCCTTATAGCCTCTGTTTTTAGTCTATCTTCCTCCTCCCTAGCATCTCGTTCTTTTTGTATTTGATCTGAGCGTTGCTGTGCTTGTGCCGCTTCACTTTCTTTAGCAAATTTATTTATTCTATCTATTTCTTTTTTCTTTTCTGGCTCAGCAGTCCAGCCTCTCTGAACTCTCAGAGCTGCATTATAATAAGGTTCATTAGGATTAGCTTCGATATAGGCTCGAATGTTATCACTTACTGCTTTTGTAATAGGATTTCCTTTTTTAGCAAATTCTCCGAGCGCCTTACTATATTTAATAGGATTCATTCCTCCTAATCCAACAATACCTCCCATCTGAAACTCTAACGGTCTATCAAACCTAGGTGGATTTAATAAATCTCTGGGACCCGTTACTTTTCCTATGTCTTGAGGATCCCCTGGTTTTTGAAGCTCAAGCTGTCCTCTTCTTTCTTTATAGGGGTCTTTTCTTAGTCTTGTTCTTCCAACTTTTGCATCTTCTCTAGCCATTTTACCTATACTTTGCGCTCGGTCTTTAACATATTGTTTAACTTTAGGATTCTTCAAAGCTGCTTGTACGGTCTTTGGTCCATATTTTTGAAAAGTTGCCCGTGCCCCATGGGCTAATAAGTATCTACCTACTGTTAAGGCAAAAGGATAAGCTAATGCTGCTAGTGGTAATGGCATCAGTCCTTACTCCCTGATTTCTTTTCTTGTCTAATGCGTTCTCTTTCCACGTTGGCCTTTAATGCTGCAATATCTTCCTGCGATTTTATCTTTTCTTCTTCGGATTGGTCCTTTTGTTTTAACTTGGCTTTATCCAATTGGATCTTCTTCTCAGCAATTACATTATCGTCTTCATTTTCCCTTGCACGAATTTCTAATTCCTGTTGCTTCAATGCTACCACACCATCATCAGGTGGGGCTATAACTTCTTCCAGTCTTGGCATAATAGGTTCAAGGATCTCGGCTTCTATTTGTGCCTTTAGTATCTCTTTTTGAGGATTAGGTGGGGGTGGTTGCATCATACCTCCTGCTTGCATCTGCGGAGGCATTTGTTGTGGCGGCTCCGGCATTTGCTGATCCGCTATGTTCTGTGCTTCCAACGACACGTGTTCAAAAATATGCGCTACCAACATGGATAATGCCATGGGGTTAGCCATGGGAATTCCAGTTTCCAAGAAAGACAGATGCACCTCAATGTGTACCATGTGTGGTTGTTCGGGAAAAGCAGTGAGAGGCGCACCCATCAAAGCCGCCCCATTCTCTTGGGCGGGATCCACAGGAGCGGGTGGTGGTGGATCGGGAACAAATAAGGCGTCAATGTTTTCGGAACCAAGGGCTTGATACATTCTGCGGTAAGATTCCTTAATGTTGTGAATCTCAGGATTGCTTTGTACCAATTGTAATTCTTGTTGCGCTAAGGTAATTCGCTGACTCATGGAAAAGAAGTTGGGATCGC